TAGCGGTCGCAACAACGTCGGCGGCTGGCGCGATGTATGCGCTCGCCGGGTCCGTGCGGAAACGGTACAAGCGGGAGCCGTCGTATCGTGGCCGATCATTCGTCGACAACATCAATAACAAGTCGGGCCGGAAGTATGCGCGTGGAATGAATGAGGCGATGAAGAACAGGCCAGTCGTCGCGAAGGCGCAGGAGAAGGTCGCCGCAGTGATCCGCGAGGCGGAACGTAAAGCGAACAGAATCTTGGGGAGTCGCCGCTAATGGCTATTGAGATCCTGATCACTGGCGACTACCGGGACCGTGACATCAAGCGGGCCTACCATGACATCGGGCTGCTGGAGAAGCAGTCGTCAATGACTGGCGCGGCATTCTCGAAGATGTCGGCGATCGGTGTCGGGATGGGTGCGGCGGTCGGTGCCGCTGCGATTCAGGCGGCAGCTGCGGGCGCACAAATGGCACTGGAGTTTGGTGTCAACGGGGTGAAGGCGTTCATCGCTGACGATGCGGCCGCTAAGAGGCTCGCGCAGACGCTGTCGAATCTTGGGCTGGAGGGTGCGACCGCTGCGGTCGAAGCCAACATCGACGCGCTACAACGGGCCTCCGGTGTGGCCGACGACGTTCTTCGTCCAGCGTTCGGTCGGTTGGTGACGAGTACAGGCAACGTTGCGGAAGCGAATAAGCTCCTCGCTTTGGCCGTCGACATCAGTGCGGGCACCGGCCGAGATTTGAACCAGGTCGTGATGGCGCTCGCACGCGCAGCGGATGGCTCGACGGCCGGGCTGTCACGGCTTGGCACCGGCCTCGACAAGGCGACCCTCGCGACCGGCGACATGGATGTGATCACGAAGCAGCTCGCGGACACGTTCGGCGGGCAGGCAGCGGTCAAGGCCGCAACGTTCCAAGGGCAAATCGACCGCGTAGCGATTGCATTCGGGGAACTCCAGGAGTCCTTCGGTCGCGGGTTCATGGCCGGTGTCGTGTCGGGGTTCGAGGGCGGCCGTGACGCCGGTGATCAACTCGCTGACACGATCAAGACGCTGGAGCCTACGTTCTACGAGCTGGGTGTTCAGATCGGCGGGGTCGTTCAGTACATTCCGCAATTCGTTTCGGGGCTGAAGGTCGTCATTAACGGGATGACAGTCATTCGTGAATCCACGTATCTCGCGGTCAAGGGACTGATCGCAGTGGGCCAGGCGATGAATCGTGACTTCGCTGGCGCGGCGAAGACGCTCACCGATGGTGTCGACCGGGTGAAGTTGTCGTTCGGTGCGATGCTGGAGGCGGGTGCGAATGTCGCCGGTTTGACGTTCAATCCGCTGCGGAAGTCGATGTTTGAGACGGAACATCAAGTTTACAAGACAGCGACCGCATTGGGCGGCGGTGGCGGTGGTGGCGATGACAAGAGTCTCGCGGGTGGTGCATCCTCAGCGGCCGACAAGACGGTCATCCTCACCGACAAGCAGAAGAACCTCGCCCTCACGATGGCCGGCACTCAGGTCGCGGTCAAGCAAGTCACGGACGAGATCGCGGCGCTCACGAAGGTATCGGACGACTACGCGGCGTCGACAACTGAGGCGATCCAAGGCACCGTCAGCCTGTCGACGGCATTCAGCGACGCGCTCAAGGCGAGTGAGGCGGGCACGCTCGCTGCGGGTCAGACTGTCGCGGGTGCGACGATCGCGAACCTGACGGCGCAGATCGAGGCGACGAAAGCGTTTGAGGCATCCCTGAAGGCTATTTACGCGGCCGGTGGATCACTCGCACTGATCGAGCAGCTGCGGAAGACGGCACTGGAGCAGGGAATGCCAGCGGGCACGCTCCTCGCGACCGAGGTGTTGACGGGCGGGTTCGTTCCAGCGTTGACGGCGCAACTTAAGGACTTCGACGTGTTCGCGGGCGACGCGGGCCAGGCGATGGCGGACAACTTCTTCAAGCAGGGCATCACGGACGCGAACGCTCTCCTAAACGGGTTGAGCAAGGAAGTCTCAGCGCAGAAGGCTGGACTCAAGCAGCTCGGGCTGAATATTGGGCAGCCGATCGCGGACGCAATCGCTGAGGAGATCGCGAAGGCGGTCCGTGAGGGTGTGGCTGACGGCAAGGTCGCGGCGGCTCGACGTCGTGCGGAAGCAGCGACTGCGGTGTTTGTCGCTCAAACGATCGCACCGAGCACGGCCGTAGCGGGCGGATCGTTCACTGGCGGCGGCATGATCAACATTCCGGGCCTCGCTACTGGTGGGCCTGCGTCGGCTGGCCGGCCGTATCTCGTCGGTGAGAAGGGGCCGGAGTTGTTCGTTCCGGGCAGCAACGGCAACGTCGTCCCCAATAACGCGATGGGCGGGAACTCGTACACAATCAACGTCAACGCGGGCGTGGGCGATCCGCGAGCGATCGGCCAGCAGATCGTCGAATACGTGAAGAAGTTTGAGCAGGCTAACGGGCCGGTCTTCAGGGCCGCATGACGATACGCGCCCAGATCGCCTTCGACCTCAGCCTCACAACGGGCGTCAACTTCTTCACACTTGACGACGTCGACAAGGGCGTGCTCGACAACACCGAGTACGTCCTCGGCGGCGACACGCTGATTGATGTCACGGAGTATCTGCGGAGCGTGCAGGTTGATCGTGGCAGGTCGCGAACACTGGAGAAGTTCACGGCCGGGCAAGCGAACATCGAACTCGACAACCGCACCCGGATCTTCGACCCAACATACGGGCCGGGTCCGTACTTCGGGCAGATCCTCCCCAGGAAGCAACTCGTCATCGACGAGGACGGCGAGGAGATATTCAGCGGGTTCGTTGAAGACTGGAATTATGCCTACCCGGCGGGCGGGTTCGACGCAGTCGCCGAGGTCTCGGCGTCGGACGGGTTCACTATCTTGGCCCAACAAACGATGACGGCGGGGACGCAGGTCGCGCAGTTGTCTGGGCCTCGCGTCACGGCGGTCCTCGATGTTGCGGGCTGGTCGACGGTGAAGCGGGACATCGGACCCGGTCAGTCGACCCTCGATGCGGATGTCGTGTCGGCGACCACGAACGTCCTCTCCTATCTCCAACTCGTGGAAACGTCGGAGTTCGGGGCGCTGTTCATCGGCAGGCAAGGAGCCTTAACGTTCCGCGACCGGGCCGAGCTGCAAGCGTTCACGACTGGGATCACGTTCGGGCCGACCGGTATTCCATACCGCGACATCAGTGTCGTGTGGGGTACGGAGGAGATGAAGAACACGGTCAGCGTGACGTTCACGGCTGGCGGCACCGTCGCAGGAACCGCACTCGCTGAGGACACAGCCTCGCAAGCCGCATACGGGGTTATTGACCAGACGATCGCCACGATCCTGTCGAGTCAGGTGGAGGCTTCCGCACTGTCGTCGTGGCTCGTCGGCCTGTACTCCCAACCCCAATACCGGGTCGACACGCTCACCGTCAGCCTTGACGGGATCACGGCGGGGCAGAAGGCGAGCGTCCTCGACCTTGAACTAGGCGACGTCGTGACGGTCGGGTTCACGCCGTCCTATATCGGCTCCGCAATATCGCAGATCGTGTCCATTGACAAGATCAGTCACCAGGCGTTACCGGATCGGCATGACGTGACATTCACCCTGTCGGAGACGCTTGCAGCCTTCATCCTCGACGACGCTACCTTCGGCGTCCTCGATGACGATATTCTAGGATTCTAGGGAAGGAGAGGCATGGTTGCTTTCACGGCAGGAGCAGTCCTCACGGCTGCGAACCTGAACACGGCGTTCAACGCGCTCACGCTACGAACAGTGACGGGAACGTCGGACACGCTCGTGCTCGCCGACAACGGCGGCGGGGTGACGTACTCGAACGCCAGCGCGACCACGTCGACGATCCCGCCGAACTCCTCGGTCGCGTTCGCGGTCGGGACGAAGATCGTCCTCATCAACCTGGGGGCCGGTGTCGTCACGGTCACGGCAGGCGCTGGCGTCACCGTCAACGGGGCGACCCTCACGCTCGCGCAGAACGCTGGCGGGACGTGTATCAAGACGGCGACGAACACGTGGAGTTTCCTCCCTTTTTCTAGCGGTACGGCTGCGGCAGTGGTGAGCAGCACGACCGGGTCCCCGACGATCACCACTGATGGCACGGCAACTATCTACAGTTTCACGGGCGACGGCACCATCGTTATCGGCACCGCTGGCCTAGTCACACTGCTCGTTGTAGCTGGCGGTGCAGGTGGCGGCACGGGCGTGGGCTCAGGTACTCGTGGCGGCGGTTCGGGAGGCGCAGGTGGAATGGTGCCCGTCGCATCGTTCCTTTTAAGTGCTGCGACACACACGGTGAAGGTCGGCGCTGGTGGAGCCGGTGGCACTGGAGGCTTCGCAGTCAACGGCAGTCCCGGTGTTCTGTCCGGCATCGGTGCTGTGACAGCGATCGGTGGAGGGTTCGGGGGCAGCGGCGTCGGTGTCGCTGGCGGTTCTGGTGGTTCCGGTGGCGGTGGCGCAGCTGGTGGAGCCGGTGGCGCAGCGTCAGCAACTGCGCTCGCTCAAGGAAACGCGGGCGGTGGCTCTAACTCTGCGGACAACTCCGACGGCGGTGGTGGCGGTGGAGCGGGTGGCGCTGGCGTTCTCGGTGGCGCGGGTGGTGCTGGACTAGCGAACAGCATCACCGGTGCAAGCGTGACCTACGCTGCCGGGGCCGCGCAAGGAACAACTGTCGGCTCAGCAAACACCGGCAATGGTGGGTCAGGGTCAAGTGGAGGCGCACAGACCGCATTCGCTGGCGGTTCCGGTGTGGTCATAGTGAGAGTGGGCTAGTGGTGGCGCATTTCGCAAAAGTGCAGGATGGCTTCGTGGTCGACGTGCACACGCTTGTCACGTCCATCATGACCGACCCTGAAGGCCACCAAGTGGAGGCGCTCGGGCAGGCATTCCTAGCCAACCTGTGGGGCGGTGACCCGCTCGACTACGTCCGAACCCATTACCCAGTCAATCAGCCCACGCCGTACCCTCGTGGCTGCTATGCAGGTGTCGGCTACTCGTGGGATGGCAGCGTGTTCGCACCTCCGGTGGTCCCCGAGCCGGCACCAGAGCCAGCGCCATGATGCTCCTAAAGCTGCCGGACGACGTGGAAGCGGACTGGGCGGAAGACACCGAATATGACGACTGACCCGCTCGCGTTCGTCGGCCTCGCGGTGGCTCTCCTCGCGGGCCTCTCGTGGATCATCCGGGCACAGATCGCGATGGGGAAGCAGTTCACCCCGAACGGTGGCTCGTCGCTTAGGGATGCCGTCAACCGGCTGGAGAAAGACGCGCAGGACATGCGGGCCGACGTGAAGGATCTCCGCAACCGTGCCGACGAATCACAAGAGCGCATTATCAACTCTGTAGGCAAGGTTCACGCGAGGCTCGATGAGCATGTCCGCGACCATCTCACGAAAGGACAGTGATGCGGACACGTAAGTTCTGGGAAGACGCCGGGGAGAGGACGATCCGCACAATGGCGCAGGCACTCCTCGCACTCATGGGGACCGACGCCCTCGGGATCGTCGGACTCGACTGGGCGCAAATGCTCAGTGTCGCGGCCGGCGCGGGCATCATGTCGCTCCTCACCGCGATCGTCGCCACCGGCATCGGCGACAAAGGCACCGCACAACTATTGAAGGAGAAGCCATGAGCGTCATGTTCGAGGAGCAGGTTCCGGTCGAGCCGGAAGACGGCGGCGAGTTCGTGGACATCGAGGAGGCGGGCGAGCATGGCGAAGAAATATCTGCCTAGGGATGTGAACGAGGTCATCACCTGGTCACGTAACCAGGTGAAGGACCCGACACAGGACTGGACCGGACTCTGCCAGAGCCATTGTCGACAGGCGTACGGTGTTGGTCCGTGGGCGGCCTCGGCCATCATCGCGTGGCGTTCCATTCCCGCAGCTCAGAAGCATCCGTCGGCGCACCCGGCCGACGCGCCACGCGGGGCACTCCTGTACTACGACATCGGCCAGTTCGGTCATGTCGCGATCGCGATCGGGAAGCGCACGAACTCCAGCTGCCTCTCGAACGATTACGTGCGCAAGGGCATGATCGACGCGTGCTCGCGGGAGTTCCCTCGCTGGGGTGTCAAGTACTTGGGCTGGTCAGCGTGGACCCCGTTCGCGAGCCTTCGACTCGACCCGTGAACGTCACGATGTCCTCCCAGCCTTCGAGCGGGATGACGGTCATCGCGTGGGGCATCCTGTCGGCGTGCTGACGGATGATCGGCTCGGGCACTCCAGCCGATCCCCGCTCGGCCTGCCGGGCGAGGCAAGTCTCCAGGTCGGTGTCGACGATGACGATGCGAGTGTGCGCTGACGCGAAGCGGGCGATGTTCAGCCAGTCGCGGCGGTCTTGGATCTTCGTCGAGCAAGCATCAACGATCACGGACTGGCCTCGACGGAGCAGGTCGGGGGCGAGGAGCTTGATCCCCGCGAGCTGGTTGCGGCTGGACCGGCGGCCGATCGCCGACATGCGGCGGACCATCTCCGTCGATAGCAGTTCCTCGGTGGTGCGGTTCCGG